TTTTTTCTGCATCTTTTCGTATTAACTCTTGTTCTCGCTGTTGGAGTTTACTAAGGCGTTCTTCTAGAACTTTTGCTTTAGACTCCGATTGCATATGAGCAACAGTTTCTACAACTTCAAAAACATCAGGATAATTTTTCTTAAACTCTTCTAGTTCTTCTTCAGTTTTAGGAGCTTGATATTCTGTTCTATTTTTACTAGCTTCCTCTATCAACTCTTGTTCTCTGATTTTAAACTCATTAAGTTTACTATCATAATGTTTTTTAAGGTCGTCATACCTTTTTTTATAATTAGGTCTTTTATAAGGTTTATCCTTATTAGTATCTAACTCTTCAGTATTAACATTACCTTCAGCTTCAATATTAGTAATATCGTTGCTGTTAAAAAGTTTATTTTTTTCAGTAGGTTCTTCAAAATATAAACCTTCGTTTGCAGATACAAAATCTACTTTTTCTTCATCATGCCAAGTTTTTCTTTGATTATAAGGATTTGGCGTTTCCTCTGTTTGGACTTCATTAGTCATTTTCTTTTACTCCTTACTCAGGGCTTCGTTCACAAGGTAGCTCTTTGTCGACAAGAGGGCTTGTTGTAAAGGTAGCCTTTCTGGTTTAAATATGATAAAGTGCCTACGCTAATAGGGTAGCTCTATCTCTTATTAGCTACGGACATGTCTTTGGTTGGGGTCTAACATCATTTGAGATTTAATATCTTTTGATATTTCATCTTCATCTTCCATCATTCTCCCAGTAGAATCAACTGTTTCTTTAACAACTCTAATTTCCTGTACATCAGGTTCATTAGGTTGTCTAGTCATAGTTTCTTCTTCAGGCTCACCTCCGTTAGCCATTTCTTGTCTTTCATCTGCTTTAGCTTCAGCATCTTTCATCATACGCATCAATTCAGATGCTCCGATTTCTTCTGTAGCTTTCGCAGTAAAAACAAATTCTCCATCAGATAACCTTGCAGGTATACTGTCAGAGACTCCTGAACCCGGTCCTTCAACAGGACCAGACCCAGCAAATTCTTGAGCAACATCTATAACTTTATCAAAAAGCATAGCTAGTTCCTCATCTTGTTCTAATTTAGAAGTTAGCATATCTTCTTCTTCTTCTGTTAATGCTTCTTCCATTATAAACTTAGTGTAGTTATCCTCCATCTTTTCATCAGATTCCATAGGTTTCATACTCATAACCATCATCATTTGGTCATCTATAGAACCACCCTCTTGTGCCATCATTCTAGCAACAAGTTCTGGTTCTTTTTTATGTAAAGCTTCTAAACCTTTATTAGGTAAATCTCCTCCACCATGAGCTTTTTCAATTCTATCACTTTGAAATTTTTCAGGTAAAATAAATTTATATTCTAATCCTGCATCACTATAACCTTGATTAATCATACCTGCTAATTCTTCATTAGTATATACATCACCTAATTGATTATTAGCTTTTCTCATGTCTGTAAAAACTCTTAAACCTTCTCCACTATCTCCTAAACTTCTACCAAGACGACCAAATAAACCTGTTCCTTTTTTAAAATAATCATCGCCAAATTCTTTAGCAAATTTTACCTCTTCATTTATCATAGCTTTTAATCTTTTGTCTAATAAAGTTTCTTCTGTACCAGTAGCAAAACCTAATCTTTTTTCATCTTTTTCTAACATCATTTTTATTCTTTCCTATTAATTGCTTCTCTAACTTGTAGGTCCAGTTGCTCTAATCGTACCAGAAAAGCTATCTTCCCCTGGCAACGGAACATCTCCTGTTCCGATGTTGCCACCACCAGTTCCTGTAACGCCAAGTTCTTGAGATTGTTCAGGTGTTCCTTGAAGTCCTCCCATTGGGGATGGTTGACTAATGGATTGAGCTTCTTCGCTATTTGTTTGTCCAACATTTTGCATTCCTATTATTTGTGCCATTATAGCTGCTTCTTCAGGGTCATTGAGTATTTCATCAGGGTCTAAATCTAAGCTATAAGCAAGTTCACTTACGAGTTTAGAAATTTTAACAAACGGTGCAATAGCTGGACTTTGTGCAGTTTGTAAGAACATAGTAAGTCTTTGACTTCTAACTTCTTTTTGCATTAAGCTATTTGTACCAGTAGCTTTAACTTCTAAATCACCTTCAATATCTAATTGACCTTCATGAAATTGCATATTCCATTGAAAGTAAGATTCTCCAAGTGGCTTTAATAAAAAGTCATCAAGATTTTTGATAACAGTTTTAATATTTAAACTAGATGCTCCTAATAACATTGACATACCTGAAGCAGTTCTTGTCATACTTTGCACTCCTGTTTGACCATGTGAGTAGCTAGGTATTCCTGTTTGTTCATCTGCAAGTTGTCTAAACTTGTCAAACATCATTAAGTTTTCTTGTGATGTATTAGGAAATTTTAAACCAT